CCTTTTGAAGCTATGTTGTACCTTGGGGTACCATATCTAGCTAAAGTTGGCTCTAATTGCCTTCAGAAGGCTTCTTAGGGGTAAGTTTCTTAATGGGAGCTATTATCTTTTTTAAAAAGTTTTCTACTTTAGTTTCTAATTTTCCGCCAGGGGTTTCTTCCTTATAGTATTGAGATTGAAAATAAGGTGAGTGAAATACTTTAGAGAAATGATTTCTGCCCATTAAACAATTATAGCATTAAGCAATTATTTTAGCGTCAACTAACTTATCGTAAATATTCCCCATTATAAAAAATAATGATTTTTGACTATTTTCAATATTTTTAATTGCATCTTCTTCAGACATGCCCATATCTAAGCATAGTTGTTTATTGTCAGCATTGATAGATTCCATCATAATTCCAATTGCATCTTCTTTAGTCATAAGACTATATTAGCATTTTATGCTCAAAATTGTCAAGGGGGTCTTCTACCGCCGAGGCACTATTTTCGCACTTTCAATTTCGCACTGTATGCTTAAATTTATTTATACAAACAGAAAACCCAATCGGAGGCGGATCCAATTGGGCTCTGGCACCTTACGATGCAATGTATGGGGAACATGTGGGATGCTACGACCCATACAAATTTATTGTAGATTATCTGTTATTCAATGTCAAGCATTTTCTTCTGAAGGAGAATAAGACGGGACTGGACCAAGAAGGAACCCTTGTTCATGATAGCTAACCATTTTAGCCACTTCTTCTGGATCTGCCAAATGATTTGCTATTAATGCTAACATATCATATATTCTGTGAAGCATAATATAGTTGACCATTGGTAGGTTATCTTCTAGATTAGTTGTTTCATTCTCCAATTGGTCTACCTATATCTTCCCAAAAAATTACTCGACCCATGTTATCTGTTACATTAATCAATACTGATTCATTCATTTGGGTGTCTACAAATGATTTACAGTTGCAATTACCACAAGCACACTCATGATCCATTTTCTACCTCTTTTACATGTTTAACTAATTGATCATAATACTTAAATCCTACCGTTTTATTAAAATCACACGATAGGCAATACAAAAATATATTATCTTCCACATCCTGGTTGGGTAGAAGAGAGCCTTGATCCATGGGGCATTCTAACCTTGGAACAAGACCCTCTTCTGAAAGGGCTACATATTTTGATACGTATTGTATCTTTTGCATTATTCCTCTTTACTCATTAGGGAATTGCTCTAACCATTTCTGTGCTCTTGGGGTTATACCCTTCCAAGCTGACCAATTAGTTCCGCCTTTGGTCATATAGTACGTTATCTCTGCGTTTGTTACTGGGTTGAACAGTTGTTTGTTCGATACTAGATCAAATTTTTCTTTTCTATCTATGCCAAGTTGCCCTAACATATTGATCTGAAAAATTCCGTAGGAACTATCTCCAGTCTTCCTATCTCCGTTATATGCAAGTGGTCGTCCATTAGACTCCCTTTTTGCTATAGCCCAAGCTTTCTTAAGACTCAGACCTTGAAAACCTACAGACTCTAAAATGAATATCAAATCTTTGTCTGCAAGTTGTTGCCATTCCGTGTACTTCTTTGTACTTAGTTTGTGCAACTTTTCTTGCTTTAATTGGACTTCAGTTTTCATCGAAGCCTTTGCTTTTTCAGCCGTAGTGGGGTTTACTGAAAATAGAAATAATGTTATCATTACTATTGCAGTGGCACTATGTACCAAGTCACTAAGACTTTGTTTTATATTCTCCATTGGCATTTCCTCCTTTAGAGATAACGAACTATAATCATAACATTGGCCGTAAGTTACTGTCAAGTCAGTCAACTGGAAAGAAATCATGGAAATATCATTTTCTACACCTATGGTGAACCTTAGATCCAACAATGGATACGGTCACGCTGCGGAAAAAATAGTTAAATCACTAACTAATTTAGGACATGTTGTTCCTTTTCAGATGTCTAAAGCTTCAGTTCAATTAAATTTTTCTCAACCCTTATTTTATAAATTACATAGAAATCAATATCAAATTGCTTATACTCCATGGGAGTCTACATCTATACCAAAGACTTGGACTCCATATTTAGATGCTTGTGATGAAATATGGACAACTTCAGATTGGTGTGCAAATGTATTTGAAGATAATGGATTTAAAGATGTTAAAGTTTATCCTCATGGCATAGATCCTGTGTGGAAACCTAAGAAACGTCAAGAATCTGATATTATAAAATTTTTACATATTGGAGAACCCGCCCCAAGAAAAGCGGGACAGATGGTAGTAGATGCATTTGTATCTTTATTTGGAAATGATCCTCGTTATTCTTTAACTATTAAAGCACATAACAGTAATACTACTAGAATATATGATAACTATATAGATAGAAACATTATTGGTTTACCCCATCATATGTATAGCAATATTAAGATGATAACAGATGATATTGATGAAAATCAATTAGTTAAACTTTATCATGATCACGATGTTTTAGTTTATCCAAGCTACGGAGAAGGATTTGGTTTTATTCCGCTTCAAGCTTTAGCAACTGGCATGCCAACAATTTGTACTAGTGGTTGGGCACATTACGAGAATTATCTTGGTCCACTAAAAATTAAATCAACACTTGTAGATTCACCTTGGCCTTTCCCACATGAAGGAAAAATTTTTGAGCCAGACATTTTTGATTTGTCTAAACAAATGGTTGAGGTTGCAAATAATTTTAAAGCATATTCTGGTTATTATTACGCCCAGTCAACTAAAATACACAACGATTACAATTGGGATCAGTTGACTAATAAATCTTTTAGTCATATTTTTAAAAAATTCTCAAAGTGACTTCCCCATTTAAATAAAGTTTGATACACTAGGATTTCACTCAAAAATTAAACAACCGCAAGGCGGAGAAACAGGTATATTATGTCAAGAACTATTGAAAACCCTTATGAAAATTTTATTGCGTTGTCTAGATATGCAAGATGGATGCCAGAAGAAAATCGTCGTGAAACCTGGGGAGAAACAGTAGATAGATACTTTACTTTTATGCTTGGTCATCTAGAAAAAGAACATTCTTATATCCCTGATAAAAAAATTGTTGAAGAAATTAAATCTGCAGTCTTTAATCGTAATGTTATGCCATCAATGAGATCAGTCATGACTGCTGGAGCAGCATTAGATAGAGATCATGTGGCAGGGTATAATTGCTCTTTTGTTCCAGTAGATTCTCCAAGATCATTTGATGAAACAATGTATATTCTTATGTGCGGGACAGGAGTTGGATTTTCTGTTGAATATAAATATGTTAATAAGCTTCCTGCCGTCCCAGATACACTAGAAAAATCTAATACAGTTATTATGGTGGAAGATTCAAAGAACGGTTGGGCAAAAGCTTATCGTGAACTTTTGGCTCTTCTCTGGTCAGGACAAATTCCAGCAATTGATGTAAGTAAATTACGCCCATCAGGTGCTCGTCTCAAAACAATGGGTGGTCGTTCATCTGGTCCACAGCCATTAGTAAATCTTTTTGATTTTACAATTGCAAAGTTTAAATCTGCGGTTGGTCGTCAATTAAAACCAATTGAAGCTCATGATATCATGTGCAAGATTGGAGAAATTGTAGTTGTTGGCGGAGTTCGTAGATCAGCTATGATTTCTCTTTCAAATATTAACGATATTGAAATGGCTCAAGCCAAATCAGGTAATTGGTGGGAACATAATGCTCAACGTGCACTTTCTAATAATTCTGTTGCTTATTCTCGTAAGCCAGACATGGAGCAATTTATTGCAGAATGGAAATCTCTTTATGACTCAAAATCGGGTGAGCGTGGAATCTATAATGTGGCAGCAGCGCAAGCACAAGCTGCAAAGTATGGTCGCAGAAGCTCAGAAATACATTATGGAACAAATCCGTGCTCAGAAATTATTTTACGTCCCTATCAGTTTTGTAATCTTTCAGAAGTCGTATTACGTGAAAAAGATACAATTAAAGATGTTGAAGATAAGGTCAGACTTGCAACTATTCTTGGAACATGGCAAGCAACATTAACTGATTTTAAATATCTTCGTAAAATTTGGAAAGATAATACAGAAGAAGAACGTCTGCTAGGAGTTTCTTTAACAGGACAATTTGGACACAAGTTTTTTTCTGGAAAAGAAGGTCTTGATAAACTAGAAAAAGTTTTATCTGATTTAAGAGAAAAAGCAGTAAATACAAATATTGCAGAAGCAGGGAAAATTGGGATTCCCGCTTCAGCCGCAGTAACATGCGTTAAGCCATCAGGCACAGTATCTCAATTGGTCGGGGTTAGCTCAGGAATGCACCCATGGCATTCACAATATTATACTCGCACGGTACGTGGAGATAAAAAAGATCCAATTTCAACTTTCTTAAAAGAAGTTGGAATTCCTGTAGAAGATGATGTAATGAAACCAAACGATACTTATGTATTTTCATTTCCAGTAAAAGCTCCAGAAGGTGCAATTCTTAGAAATGATTTAACCGCTATTGAACATCTTAATACTTGGTTGGTTTATCAACGTGCTTGGTGTGAACATAAGCCATCAATTACAGTTTCAGTTAAAGAGGATGAATGGATG